GCTCATCCAAGAAACTTTTATAAGACCCCCATAGTTTTTTATAATAATAAATGCCAGCCATCTCTGACAAATCATAAAAGAGGTTAGGTGGGGAGTTTTTTACGCCTTTTAAATCAAATTTTTGTTTCGCTTTCTCTTTAAGATAATTCTTGACCTCATCCTCTGGAGCCGAGTCCATCCATAACTTAAAATTATTATAACTGATAAAATTATCCCTAAAGTATTGATCGTAAGATTTGAAAGGGATTTTTTCACCCGAATACAAATCTTTTCTTTCGTAATGTTTGACGTAGTAATCACCAATAGTGAGAGCGTGAGCTTTCAGGTGCGCGTGAAAGCTCCTCTTGTTGTCAAACTTTTTGTTACACTCTAAGCATGTAAATTCACTCATAACATTTCTTTTTTAGAGATGCCCAAAATACGAGCTTTATAGTCGTCCATTGACTCAAGCCTGTCTGCCTCCTCTTCGATGAGCTTATTCTGCATTTCTGCCATCATAATCATACGGTCACGCTCTTCTTTCTCTTGAAATGCCTCAACAAGTGCAGCGATACTTCCATTCTGCTCTCCTCTTGCCTTTAAACGCGCCTGACGGCTTCCATTAAGGTCTTTCGTTAAAGATTCGATTCTTTTCTCACATTGATTCAACTCTTCGCTGGTGGCCTTTATAAGCTCAGTAAGACGTAATGTTATATCTCGTTCATTATCAGTGTCATTGAGCATATTGTTCAGCCTGTCGATTCTTTGCTGGATATGTTTCTGTCTGACATAGTTTGTGCAAACAGTAATATACAAATTTAGCTCATCGTTTGTTAAATCAGGTTTATCCCAAACGGTTCTCACAAATTCACTCTCAAATAAATCTCTATCTGCTATTGTTGAGTATTGATTGATAAAATGCACAAATCTCGGACTCTTCAGGTAGAAGAGTAACTTCTCGCACATTTTCTTTTGTTTTGTTTGGATGGATATTTCGTCAAAATTCTGCCCAGCCCAATCATTCACTTTCTTGATGGCTCTAGACAATGATTTTGGTGGAGACCACTTATCACTGGTGATCATTTCATTGTCATCAACAATTTCTGGCCTATGCTGGCGCAAGAAATCCATAACTGTCCTATGCTGTTGACTTAATGGCTGTATCTCTCTATCCTTAAAGGTTAAACGAGTTACCTCAAGAGCGTTCATACCTCGCTCGACATTGTTACTCATTAAGAATTCTTTTTGTTCTGATGTTAAATCAACTTCATCAACTCTTGGAACTAAAGTAGTCGTAAATTCTAAATTATTATTAATTAAAAATGCTCTAACAGCCCTACCTTCTTTCGAACGACCATCTAGTGATGTATCGTTAAACACAGTTTGAGTAATATGTTTTAAATCTGGAGTTTTATTGAACTCTTCCTCGATTTGAGCCTTCTGCTCATCTGTTAACTCTAATTGGCTCATAAAATGTCGTTGTCTTTTATAATCTTAAGCGCAATCAAATAAAATTTCTTCTTTAAATTTGCTATTTGCTTGTATCTAGGGTTTTTTCTCCTAACTGAGTCTGCTTTGAACCCAAATTTCTCAGCAACATCATTTTCATCAATGTTTTGTATGTAAAGCATGTGATATATTTTCTTATGCTTTTCATTTAACTGTTTCATTACTAATCCATGTAATTTATCTGCTGAACCATCGTAATCGACAAAATCACGAATTGTTGCTGTTCCAGTGGCCACACCTTCTTCTAAAGCTAATGGTAACTTAATATTATAAGCTCTTTCTTTCTTTTTCTTCCATTTAGCAAAATCAGGACACGTTTCGTCCTGTTCTTGAGATTTTGTAAATTCACAAGAAGTAGCCCCCATATTATGAGGACAACGCAAACACGGCTTGGCAAAACTTGAATAATTATTACGAATCAGATTTTTTATCTGATTAGATATAATCATCGAAGCCCAAGGCTTGAATGGACGAGATTGATCCCAAAGATGCCACTTCTTATATATATGTAAGCGTATTATTTGACAGACATCATCATAATCCATCCACGCCAAGGCACTTAATTGCCATTTTGGTCTATATTTCTTAAGAAGTTCTTCTAAATCATCACGTTGACTATCAAAATCATTATTCATCAACATCTCTCATCCGAGATGAGGAACAGTCTTTAATGGTTTGATCTAAAAGCTCTTTTCCACTTGGGTCTTGTGAAGCAGGTCTAGAAAATTTATCTCTTTCTGCGCTTGCTTCAGCAGAAGTAACAGAACCCCAAATTTGTTCAACTGTAGTCTTTTGATTAGAGGATTCTACAACAATATCCTTTTTTAATTTATTTAAATCAACATCCAACTCAGACTCTTCTTCTATCTCTTGTTTCTTTGAAGCGGTTGAAACGCCACCAATAGGTTCCCCACAACTGGAGCAAAACTTAGGTTTTGCAACCTCATACAAAATCTTATGTCCACATGATACACAAAAAAGTTTATTCATGGCTAATTTTATTAATTTAAATCACTTTTTTCAATTTTATCTACTAAATAGCTTATTATCTTGTCCCTCATGACATCATCTTTGGTAAAATGTAAGTGGTGTATGCCGTAACTCTTACTTTCCTCGTCATCAAAGACTTTACAAAACTTTTGAAAACCTGTGGCATTAATATCGCTCTGCATAGTATCTCCACATATATATAAAGTAGAATTGGCGCTAATTCGGGTTATGACTGTTGTAAGTTCTTTTACTGTCATATTCTGTGCCTCATCCACGATGACAACTTTATTTCTCCATGTAGCTCCACGGATAAAGTTAATCGGGGCCGCATCTACCGCATCCCGTTGTTGTAATTGGTGTTTTTCATGTGCATTTAAAAGCTCATCCAGCTTATCTTCTAAAGGACCAATATAAGGATTAAATTTATCATCCATACTTCCTTTCAGAAAACCCATCCCCTTATCCGCACTCTCAGCCAAACTCCTTAAATAGAGTATTTTAAGCAGATTGTCCTTATTGTGTTTATATAGTGCTGTATACACTGACAAAAATGTCTTTGCCGTCCCTGCTGGCCCACTAATAAATACTACCCGCGTTTCGGGGTTTCTCATTATCTTATGGAATTGACTTTGTTTCTCTGTAAGTTCTATATGCCCCAACAAAAAAGAGTTTTTATATTTAAATGACATTTATGTTCTTTTTTACACGAATAACTGAATGGATGGCTTGATGTTTATAGAATTCACCACCCCCCCGCGCTACGGCTGTCAAGTAAAAAGTCAAGAATTCTGAAAAAACCCTCCCCCTAAAAAAAGTGATAAAAAAACAAAAAAAAGCTTGCTTTTTCTGTGAAAGTGTGGTATAGTTACTACATGCAAAACAAAACTAAATCAAACATCATCAAAAATAAAGACTGCGTTCTCTACGCGAAAGCTCACATTTTCCCAGTCGGTCATGAGAACTATGGCAAGCGTCTTTTCTTAGATCGCGGTTCGCTTGCATACCTAGAAGCTAAGGCGGCAATGGGTCGCCTTAAGTCGTCTGCAATCGGGTTCGTGTCATCTAAATACTGGACCGATGCAATGGGCGAGGAACTGCCACAAAAAGAAATCAATAGCATAATGATCGACGGCAGAGAATCGTAAAAAAAAACAAAATAAAACTTGCATTTAGCTTCAATCTGTGGTATACTTACCGAGTAATAAATAAACAATAAACAATAAATAAAAAATCTATGTTAGCAAATCTTATATCCGATGCCGTCCGTCTCGCTCCTCGTTTCGCAAATGAGGATGGCGAACTTTTGTTCGATCACCTCACAACTAAGTTTCCTGATGCCTCAACTGATGCGGTGGACTTGGTTGTTCGTCGTGTGTGTGCCAACGCTACAGCGGGATTCTCTCGCGACTGTTGGGCATCGCTTGCCACTTCACTGCTTAACGAGATCGAAGACTGGGGCGATCTGTCCAAGCCTTCGCCCTTCGGCATCGACTTCGGTGTCGATGCACTCGACAAGCTCACGATAATGAAGTGAGAAAAAAAACGAAAATAAAACTTGCAATCATCTCAATCTGTGGTATAGTTACATCATGAAAACGAAAGAAACCAAAAAGTCCGACTTCGACAAGTTCCTCACTGAACAAAGTGCCGCGCAGGTAATGCGGGATGATCTTTGCTTCCTTGTTGGTTGGATCAAGTCCGACTGTCCACAAGGCGCGAAAGCAATCGAGCGCATCCTTGAAGCACACAAACAGAACAGAGAGCAAAACTGGCTCTAAAATAAATCAAAATAATCCTTGCGTTTAACTCAATAACTGGTATACTACTGACATGACAAAACAATTCAAAAACAAATCAGGCGAGATCGTTGACTGTGTGG